TGAGGTACGCGCCATGACCGACGATAAGGGCGGCCCGCTGGGGCAGTGGCAGGCTGACACGGAGGCGCTAGCGGAGGCGCGGCGGTGGGAGGAGGCGCGGAAGAAGGCGAGGGCGCGGCGGTTGGAGAAGGCGAGGGCGCGGCGGTTGGAGGAGGCGGAGTTCCACCAGAAGCTGAAGGAGGCCAGACGGCTCGAGGCTGAACGCTCAGGTACTCTGGGGGAGGGGACGCAGAGGATTCTCGAGGAGGGGCTGCGGTTGGAGGCGCTCGCGGCGTTGGAGGAGGTGGAGTAGGTGGAGCTCCGGGAGCGGTTCGCTGTGGCCCTGGCGCCAGCTATGTGGGCTTACCACGCTGCCATAGAGGACCCGACGATCAGCAACGAGTCGATTGCCATCGGGGTGTGGTCGATGGCGGACTACCTGGCGAAGGAGGCGAGCCGTGCCAAGGAATAAAGAGCTTGAGTGGCAGCGTGGTTGTTCCGCAACCGCGCTTCGTGGGCTTCGAGTGGCTGAGAACCGTTTGCGCTTAGCCTATATTGACTTCGAGTCTACAGCGCATACGGGGATTCAGGAGAATGTTCGTGAGGCACTCGAGTTGGTGAGCGCGATAATCGACAAGATCGAGGAGGGGACCCGTGACCGAGAACTACCCTGACATACAGGCGAAGCTCGACTTTGTGCGGGAGGCGGCGGAGGAGGCCGGGTCTCCGGTCCCCCCGGTCTTTGCCGGCGGCCAGTGGCATCGTTGGCTCCCGGAGGGGAGGGTGTGGGAGTTTCGCGTTGAGGCTCCCGCGGAAATCAGTGAGCTCCCTGAGCAAACGAGCCTCCGGGACCGCTTCGCCATGGCCGCCCTGTCGACGTGCAATTGGACAGAGCCAGAGCAAATCGCAGATGAGGCCTACAAGATCGCCGACGCCATGCTCAAGGCGCGCATGGCGCGTCCATAGTGGGGATTTTTCCGCTTTTTATTCTGCCTGATATCTGGGTAAGATTTACCCTGCCATGCCACCCAAATATCGTTTCGAGGGAGAGGGCCCTGTGAGACCGACCAACTTTGCGGCGCTCCTTGGACGTCCAGCTGACTTATCGAGTCATCAAACGCTCTACCAGGACGACCGCAATCCAGTAAGGCTTCGCTACAAGGACGGGCGATCCAACAGTGAGCGTGCCGCCGCGGTGGAGGCGCACGCCAAGCGAATCTGGAACGACCCCGAATGGCTGCAGGAGCTGGCCATGACGTCCATGGAGCGGGACCAGCTTTCCAATGCACGTCTGCTGGAGCTCAAAGAATGGCTTGAATCACAGATATCACCGTCGGATGGGTCGCCTCCACTGTCAATCGCGCTCAAGATCGCCGGTAACTGGCTGGACGATGCCAAGCAGTAGCTTCTCGTGGGGAGAGTACGCTGAGCGAGCGAGAGAGGACTCTATTGCTCGAGAGGCGAATATCCCGCTTCGAGAGCCGTATCGGAGCGTTGGAGCGCTCGAGCCACTACCTCATGGAGGTCACGCCCAGGACCCTGATGGCTATACTGAACCAGCAGCCGGATCTGCCACAGGAACCATTCCTGCTCCCGGATCCAGCGCCCGTTGGCCCCCTCCACCTGGTGGTGAAGGCTCACATCCTTCGTGTCCTTGAGGCCAACGACTGGAAGAAGACCGTCACGGCGCGCTGCCTCGAGATCAACGTGAAGACGCTCTACAACACCATGAAGCGAGAAGGGATCCCAATCAGAAGGCCCAGCCAGGAGGACGAATAGTGCCACGACTGCCACCGAAGCCAATGTACGAAGGGCTCTTCAGGACGCCCCCACCGGAGCAGGCCAAGAGGGAGCTTAGCGCCAGCGAGGACCTCGCCGACCTCCTCAAACGAGCCGAGAGCTACTGCACCGAACCACAGTACCAGATCGTCAAGGGGATCCACGGCTCATATCGCCGGCACATCACCAGTATTCTTGCGAAGCTCCTGAAGGAGGAGCAGCAGCGGCCGGCCAGTAAATAGCCACTTCCGCGTTGACTCTACCCGGCCACGCGGTAAGGATCTTCTGTAAGCGCCGAATTGAAAGCCAACACGGTTGGCAGGAAACCAGGAGGACAGACTTTGAAGAGACTACTTCCGTTGCTCTTTCTGTTGATCCCTTTTGGCTGTCAGACGACGGCCTCAAGCTATCTCGAGGATCTGCAGGAGACCCGCGTAGACTCCGAGCGTGAGCTCGCCCGACTCAGCCGACAAATGGTTGAGTCAAGCGAGCCGGACGCGCGATTGAATGAGGCGCGCATGAGGGCTGAAGCGCGCCTCGAGGCAATCGAGGCAGAGATTCCTGAGGCGAGACAGGTCGTGCGTTCAGAGAGTGAGGCCAGCAAGGCTTTCTGGATTTCGATCCTCGGGACGATTGTCGGTGGTGCCCATGTGGTCGCCGGCTTGCTTGGCAAGGGCGTGGCGGTGGTGACATGAGCAACCTATTCCTGAAGCTCAGCTCTTCCTGGAAGAAGCTTCTCGTCTGGCTCGTAGCGACGATCCTCTTGAGCTACGCTGGCGAACTCAACCTCACGGCGGATCAAATCCAGGCTCTGTCCGTCGTCACCGGCGGCTACCTCGTAGGCCAGGGGATCATGGACGTCGGCAAGGGCAAGGCCCTACTGCCAGGCGCCTCAGATGCCCCGAGCCTGATCCCACCTTCAAAGCCCCCAGCATAGGAGTCTGAAGTGCCGAAGAAGCAGCCTATTGGCGATGCCCGTGGCGACGGTAGGGTCGGAGGCGACACGGACGGACGCCTCAAGCGCGCACGACCGAACCCGAAGAAGCCAAGGCGATCTCCGAAAAAGAAGTGACGAGACAAATTGAGACCCAGGACGGCGGGGAGAGGGTAGTACACGCCCCTCTCCCCGCTTGTGTTCGTATCGATCCTGAGCACATAGATCTGCTGGCTACGCGGATCCACCACCACGCCCTGGGCGTCTCGAAGCACAAGATCCAGAAGGTCCTCTCGGCATATTGCGAGGTGCTCCTGGAGGAGTTCATTCAGAACGAGTTCGTGCAGCTGCCAGCGTTTGGCCAGATCCACGTCCGCTTCCGTGAGCCACACCGGATGACCTCAGGTATCCTCGACGGCGCCGAGTACCTTAGCTATCGCCCGAGCTGGCGTCCTACTCGATCATTAGCTGCCTGCCTGAGGGAGACATCTCGTCTGCGCCGGGAGCAATCGGATCCCAGTAGTAGGTCCCGATAATCAGCTCCTCGTCCTGTTCGATCGACGAGCAGGTGTAGCGATCCTGCAGGCTGTGCCGACGTTCCTCGCAGACGAACATCTCCAGTTTCCGGCCTCTGGTCTCGGTGATGTGGAGCTTGTTGATCCACAGATGAGGCGGGATGGTGTCCCCTGTCTGGAAGTCTACGACGCCTATTTCTGCGCCGTCCCAAGGGCCGTTGATCGTTCCGATACGGACTTCCATTTGTAAAATTCTTGCGCTCCGAGGCGAGAAAAGGGATTGTCGATCGCGTCACGAACAAGTTCGATTCCTACAGGATTCAGACCGTCCTTGGTGCTCGCTTGTACCAAGAAGGCAAGCTTCGCCTCAAGGAACTTGATCCGGGTGCGTAGGGTCGAAATGGTATCCTGACTCTCCTTCTTTTGGTGCCTTTTAGGAAGTACTGGCGTTGACATAAGAATGCTCCGGGACCATTGTTAGTGTGCGTGTACAGTAGAGTCAAGGCCACAAATAGTGCCTCCACGCGCTCCGACTGTAAACGAATTCAAGAATCAACTCCGGCGCAAAATGCGCAAGGAGACCACGGAGTCGATTGTCGAGCAGGTCCGTCTCGACACTCCGGAGGGGATTCGCGGTGTCCTGCAGACGATCATCAACGACGTCTCTGCGCGTGACGCCGACAAGATCAAGGCCTGCACGGATCTCTCGAAGCTCATGGGCTTCGACAAGGGGCAGTTCTCGGACATCCAGCGGATGTCCAACGAGGACCTGGCCCAGTCGCTCAAGGACCTGAGCCCACTCGTCTACGCCTATTTGAAGTGCGAGGTCGAGTTCAGGCAGGCCCGCGGTGGGTCTCCTACCCTGGCGAAGCTCCGCAAAGACAAGCGAGATCTCGAGGTGCGAATAGAGTGCCTCGAGCTCGCCGAAGAGGAACGGTTGGAGGAGCTCCGGATCGCGAAAGAGGCTGAGAAAGAAAACGAGGTTCTCGCCGAGGAGGTGACAGAAGATGCCACCTAAGGTGAATAGAAGCGTCCTCGACGGCGACCACATGGTGACTGACCGGCACGCTTTGAGCCTATTGCTGCCGATCCTCAAGGAGGTCCATTACCGCTCCAAGCACCCCATGTACGTCTACGTTCCGGACGACGATCCGGAACGCGACCAGGTCGGCTTCCACTCGTCGACCGCCATGAACCGGATGCTCTTCGGCGGCAACCAGGCTGGCAAGTCGAAACCTACCGCTCACGAGATCGGTTGGTGGTTGTGCGGCAACCACCCCTACCAGCCGACCCCGGCGAAGTGCCGGATCTACTGCCTTTCGGCAAGCTACCGGACGATCCAGGAAGGGGTCTATAAGCACCTGAAGGAGATTGTCCCGAAGTGGGAGATCCAGAAGGAGGGGCAGTGTGTCCCCGGCTGGGAGATCCCCCAGTTCATCCGAATGAAGAATGGATCCCAGGTCGACTTTATCTCTGGCGAGGGGCTCGAGGACGCTCGCCGGAAGGTGCAATCGGCAGACGTCGATATGGCGGTGATCGACGAGGAGATCGCTTTGGTGATCTACCAGGAGCTCTTGCCTCGGCTCCTGGCACGCGGGGGGCGCCTCGTCGTCTCCGCCACCTTGGTTCGTTCTGAGCCCTGGTGCATGGACCTCGAGGACCGGGCGGAGACAGGCGATCCACGCGTCGATCTCTTCCGGTTGTCAACCTACCGCGCGGCCCGCGCCGGCCACGTCAAGCAGTCAATCATCGACGAGATCGAGGCAACCTCCACCGAAGAAGACCGCCAGGTGCGTCTGGAGGGGAAGAGCCGCCGGGCGCAGGGCCTGGTCTACCCGGAGTTCTCGAGGCAGCACGTCCTGTTGAACTTCAACGTCCCCAAGCACTGGACGCGCTACTGCGCTTTGGATCCTGGCTTCCGGACCTTCGGTGTCCTCTGGATCGCGGTTGCTCCGGACGGAAAGTACGTGGTCTACCGCGAACTTTACGTCCACTCGGCGCACATCCATTCGGTATGCGAGATGCTCCTGGCAGCCGAAGGATACCGCCGATCGCCAGACGGACGTCGGTGGCTCGGCAGCGACGACGTCGAGGATATCGAGATCCGGTGGATCGACCCTTCGAGCTTCGGGCACGACGTTGGCGGTCAGGTGAAGGTCGGCACCATGATTTCGCAGATGTCCAGCGACTACGGCTTGGGTTCTCGCCTGTCGTGCGCGCCAGCACGTAACGACGTCCAGGTCGGGATCCAGACGTGCCGTCGCGCGCTGATGGAAGATATGGACGGAATCCCGAAGATGCGGGTGCTCTCGACCTGCAAGAGCTTTATCGACGAGGTGCGTGGCTACCGATTCACCAAGGACGGCCGCGACAGCACAAAGAGCGAGCCGCGTGACGCGCCGGTAAAACGTCGTGACCACCTCATGGATTGCTGGAAGTATCTTGAGCTTGGGGGTCTGACATTTATCGACCCTGCCAGGCGTGCGAGCAATCACCAGCCACTGTTCCTGGCCTCCTCCCAGCAAGATGAGCGTCTGAGCAAGCACTGGGCGCAGATCCAGAAGTCGCGCGAGCCTGAGCGACTGGGCTACGAAGAAGAAAACATGCTTGGGGATGAATACTGATGGCGAACTTTTACGTTAGCAATGACGGAAGCGATTCGAATGCCGGGACGATAGCGCGTCCCTGGAAGACGATTGCCAAGGTCAATGGCGAGACGTTCGCCTCTGGTGACATTGTCCACTTCAGCCGTAACGACACCTGGGGTGAGCAGCTTGCTGTGCCGGCGTCTGGCATGACTTTTCGCGACTATGGTCGTGGCGCCAAGCCGATCATCGACGCGGAGGGCACCAGGCCGTACTGCATCCGTGAGGAAGCGGCTGATGACTGCAACCTTATCAACCTCGACTGCCGTAACGCCACGTCGGACGGGATCGGCATCTTTCGGACTGCTGGTGTTGGTGGGCACAACTGGACCCTCACGAACTGCGATACCAGCGGCAATACCGGCAAGGGTGTCACTTTCAATTCAAGTGATGCCAGCCAGATCACCGGCACCGTTGACGGTGGAGTCCATGACTCCAACGGCAACGGGATCACGATAAGCCGTGGTCTCAACTGCGTCATCCGTAACGCGATCGTCTCCAATTCGACGAACGCCAATGGCGACGGCATCAACGTCGGCAATAGCACCTTCACCACTGACGGCACGTTGATTGAGAACAATCTGATCTTCGGTAACAACCAGCCAGGCGGTTCTGCGGACGGCCTCCAGATCGCCAGTAATGTCAACACAACGACCATCCGCTACAACCGGATCTACAGCAGCGCCAACGCCGACATCATCCTCACCAACGCCACTGGAAACTCCGCTGACATTTACTGCAACGACCTCGGCACGCCGTCTGGCGGCACCAAGTATGGGATCCACATCAAGGCAGCCGGCACGTCCACGGTCTACGCCAACACGATCTCAGGTCGTTACGACGCCAGTGGCGGAGCCTGCATGCACGTCAGCACCATTGCGGCGGGTGCTACGCTTGCGGTGAAGAACAACATCTTCTCCTCGGACGACCTTCGGTGCTTCTTCGTGACAGTGGGTGAAGAGGTGCGTCTGACGCTCGACAACAATTGCTACTTCAACACGGCTGCCGGCACAGTCATGACATACAACGGTGCTGCGTATTCCTCGGCGACCTTCGCCACGCACCAGTCGACCAACTCCCCCCAGGACGCCAACTCCATTTCGATCGATCCGGTGTTCACTTCAGCCAGCGTCCACACGCTGCAGAAGTCTTCGCCTGGCCGCAACCTTGCGGAAACAGTTGGCGTCCAGACGCTCGACCTTCTCGGCAGGGCCAGGCCGGTCGGCTTTGCTGCGGATCTGGGCGCCTACGAGCTCTACTCGGAGCCACCGGACGCCAAGGGTGAGCTGGTCACTGTCGCACGCGGAGAGATAGTCCAGATCAATGTCCTCGGAAACGACGTGGCTGGCGAGGACGCGATCGATACGTCGAGCGTTGTGATAGTCACCAGTCCAACTGGTGGCACCCTTTCTCTGAACGTCCACTTGCCCGGATGGGTTGAGTACACGCATAGCGGCGGCGGTGACGTCGCCGACTCCTTCACCTACCGTGTGGCCGATTCTGAAGGCGGCCTTTCAAACATTGCCACGGTCACCCTGGAGATAACTGGCGGAGATCCTGAATTGAAAATTATCGACATCGTAGAAAATGGAGTGTCGGTAATTCCTGCCGCGCTCGAGTATGACCCGGCCGACGTGGGCCTGGAGCTCGTCGATCTCACGGGCGTCGCGGCCTTCACTGGCAACCTGCTCAAGGTCGGTGGGCTGAGAAACTTCCAGGTCATCGTCCAGCTGATCTTCGCAGACTCACCGACGCTCGGGACGCTTCTCCTGAAGGTTGCCGGTTACTCCTCAGAGGGTGTCCGTCTGACAGACGACATTTTGGTCTCGACGATCATCAGTACCGCGGCGACCGGCACGCACGTCGTAGGCGTGGCCTTTGGCGACGGCACTGCTGGAGTCCATGGAGCCGGCTCCGCGCTCAACGGTACTGCGACCGACTACAACGCCCTGGTGTCGACGGGAAACCTTAAGGTGACCTTCGACGTGACTGCTCTGTACAACACGTCGGGCACCGCAACTGGTAGCTGCTACGTGATTGGATCCCCGTAATGGAAACTATCTTCATCACGCTCCTGGCGTTCCTGAATGTCGTGTTGCTCGTGACGAAGCATCTCTACGAGAGTGCAGCTCGCGAGGATGCCACGCGCCGAGAGGCTCAACTCATAAAGCTCCTTGCGAGCCAGCAGAAGATGTTGGTGGCGAAGGACTTCACGACCTACGTCGCGCTCGAGGGCATTGGAGAGCCAGCGCGTCCAGAGCTCCTTACTGAAGACACTTTTGAAGTCAGTCCCATCGGGAGCATGCACTACTGATGCCACCTAACGTTTCACGATCCAAAGCCTCCATGGTTTCTCTCGACGGAATCGACCCGAGGGACAACGGGCAGATCGTCCGTTTCGTCGAGGGCCGGTGGGAGAACCGTCAGAGCCACCGCCAGTCGCTGGAGGAACAGTGGTTCGTAAACGTGACGATGTACATGGGGAATCAGTACCACAAGTACAACTCCACCACCGGGCAGATGGCTATCCCACCGGTGACGCCGGCGATTGTCAGGCTCGTCTCCAACCGCCTCATGATGGTCGTGAGGAAGATGGTCTCCAAGGCGCTCTCCCAGCAGCCAGCGTGGACTTCCATCCCAGCCACGAGTGAGGTCGAGGACCAGCAGACGTCGATCGTCGCCGAGCGCGTCCTCAATGCCTACTGGCGGATACTGCAGATGGACAGGAAACTAGTCGACACCCTCATGTGGATGGGGACCACCGGCAACGTCTTCCAGTCGATCTTCTGGGACCCGACACTCGGTCCTCCGCTGACGATCGAGGAGGAAGGGCGTGAGGAGCTCATGCAAGCCTTGAGCTCGAAGTTCCGGACGAAAGACCTCGAGAAGATGTTCGAAGGCGGCATCAACATTGGTGATATACGTCTCGACGTCAGAAGTCCTTTCAGCGTTGACCCCGACCAGAGCGCCATGGACCTGGACGAGGCGAGCCATATTCTTGACACGTCGCCACGCTCGCGGACCTGGCTGAACGACCACTTCGGCAAAGCCGCCAAAGATATCGTCCCTGACTCCAGCGACGACAGCTCCCTCTCTTCGTTCTACCTCAAACGTATCCAGACCTCTGGTGGGATGGGATCCAGCCGCCACGAGTTTGGCAGTAGCAGTGACGACGAGAATACTCTGGTCAACACGCACTCTCTGTTTGTGAACCCCTCCAAGACTTACCGCAAGGGGTGGTTTGCGATCGTCGGTGGCGGGCGTGTGCTTCAGAAGGGAATGGAGTTGCCGAACCCCTTCTTGCGGGCGCCGTACATCCACATGAAAGAGATCCCGGTCCCTGGCCGTTTCTGGGGTACATGCGCCCTTGAGCAGGCTACGCCGCTGCAGCACTCCTACAACCGCGGACGTAGCCAACTGATCCAGATCAGGAACAAGGTCGGGACTCCACGAATTTGGAACCCCAAGGGCTCTGGGGTCACGAAGCTTCAGAATGTCCCCGGCGAGATGGTTGACTATAACTTCGGCCTCAAGCCGGAGACCGAGCAACCACCTCCGATGCCCGACTGGCTCTTCCGTATCCTCGAGTCTGACCTGAAGGACATGGAGGACATCACTGCGATCCACGAGGTGACCCAGGCCAGAGCCCCCTCGGGTGTGCGCTCGGGTACGGCTATCGCCCAGCTCCAGGAGCAGGACGACCAGATGTTGGCGCCTACGTTCCTGTTGATGGCGCGCGAGCTCTCAAAGATCGGCGGCTGGGCACTCCACCTCCTGGCAGAGAACATCAACGAAGAGCGTTTCCTCAAGATTGTAGGTAAGGACCGAGAGGTCGAATCGCACACGTTCCTCGGGAAATCCCTCTATGGCCCCAACAAAGGAAAGCCTGGCATCGACTACTTCGATGTCGACGTCCAACTTGGAAGCCAGTTGCCGCGATCGAAGCAGTCGCGGATTCAGCTGGCTATAGACCTTGTCAACTCGCGGGTGCTCAACCCGGATGCCGAGGATGATCGCAAGCGGATCTTCGAGATCGTCGAGCTCGGCAGCGACGAGGGACTTGTGAGGCCAGACCAGCTTGATCGGCAGAATGCCAAGCGGGCCAACATAAAGATGTCGGCCGGCGAATTCGTCCCGGTCCACGCCTGGGACAATCCGTCAATCCACCTGGAGGAGCTCCGGAAGTTCCAAAAGATGCCGGACTTCGAGGACAAGATCCCGCCGGAAGCGATGCAACTTTTCGAGCAGCGAGCTCAACAGCTCGAGGTCGTGCTCCAGGAGCAGCAGGATCGTCAGCAGGCGATCGATAACCCACAACAGCAGCAACCACAGCCAGCCCCTGGTGAGGAAGTCTTCCCGCCTGAGGCATTCGGGCCGCCCCCACCGGAGGCGGAATTACCACAGAGCGAAGAGGAGGCACTGGCTCTCCTCAACCAAGAGCAAGGCTCACAAATCCCCCCAGAGTTCCTTCAATAGGAGACGTTATGCCACCAGAAGAAGAAGGCCAAGTTGCGACCCAGGAGGCCGACCCCATGGCTGCCGCGCTGTCGGCGGCCACAGACAAAGGATTCGCGGCCATAAACGAGCCGCAGGCCGAGCAGGCGGCGTCCCAGCCGTTTGGCGCCCAGGCCGCCGAGGTGGTCCCACAAGAGGGCCAGGAGATTGCGCCGGCTCCCCAGGAGGCCGAGGCGCCCGCAGGTATCGACTTCGACTACGAAGGCGAGAACTACACGATTTCGCGGGACGAAGCTGCGGTGATCGCAAAGGAGTACGTGCGGATCTCGCGTGCTGCAAAGGCGCAGCAAGCGCAGGCCACGCAACAACAGACCGAGCCCGAAGCGCCTGCCCCCATTCAGGGCATTGGCGACGATGGCATGCGGCTCCTCGACCAGTACTCCGAAGGCAGGATCATCAAGCCACTTATGGGCGAGCTCCAGACGCTCCGCTCAGAGCTCATGGATCTGCGTGGGGAGCGAGAGGCCGAGACGCTGGCGAGCACGACGGACGCTGCGGTGGCAAAGCACCCGGCCTTCAAGAACATGAGCGCAGAACGACAGCGCACTGCTCGTGGCTTGGTGTTGGCGGTCCAGGGGACCGACGCTGACATGAGTCTGAAGAACGCCATGAAAGTTGTCGGCGGCATGTTTGAAGCTGAACGAAAGGAGGCGGAAGCAAAGTATGTCGGCCAGAAAGTGACACAGGCGCAATCTGGTGTTGCGCCAGTTGGTGGAGGAGCGACGACCGTCTCTTCGCCGACAACGCTCGGCGGCAAGGATTTGTTCAACGACACAGTTTTGAAAGCAGCGATCCAACGCGCTCGCGCGGCGGCCGCTTCATAGTAACAGAAACCAGGAGTTTCCGAGTTCCGTCGCTTCTTTGTGGCAGTGACAAATGCTCTGGCTCGCAGGAGAACCACGATGCCATTTCAACTGTCCACGATCGCCCAGATCTTGAAGATCGACTATAAGAAAGCTGTACGCGATCAGCTCAACAATTCAACGGTTCTCCACAAGAGGATCGGAAAGGAAACGGAGTCCTATCAGGGTTCGGTTGCTCAGCTCGCGCTGCACACCGGACGGAACACCGGTGTCGGAGCTCGTGGCGAATCGGCCACTCTGCCAACCGCCGGTGCGCAGGGATACCGGAACGCCAGCTTCACCGCGTCGTACCTTTACGGACGTATCCAGCTTACCGGCCCATCGATGGCCGCCACCCGCAACGACGTCGGATCGTACCTCCGCGGTCTCAACTCCGAAATGAAGGGTCTAGTGCGTGACCTCAAGGTCGACGTCAACCGTCAAGCCTGGCATGACGGTTCGTCTGTGCTTGCGATTACGGGGACCGGCGCGACGAGCGCCACTGTCCCGGTCGTCTCCTCGAAGTTCTTGAGGGCTGGCCAGAACATCATCATCACCAGCAAGGCCAATGCTCTTGCGGTCTCTGCCGTGATTTCGTCGGTCGACTCGGCCACGCAGATCACGCTAACCGCGTCGAAGACCTTCGGGACTGCTGACGTCATCGTTGAGGGTGTCACGCCAACGGGCACTACCGGCTCTCGAAACTTCACGGACGCCACGACCTTCCAGACTCCTCTGGAGATGTGGGGGCTCGAGGCGATCGTCTCCGACATCAATCCCGGCAGGTCTCGTACACTCTCGACCGGCACGGACATTGGCGAGGTCGGATTCAGCAACTCAGCCTCCACTGGATGGTTTGGTCAAATCGACCGGACGGCAGACACGTTCTGGCAGGCCAACGTCTTGGCAGCCTACGCGCCTGGCGGTACGGGTGCCGATCGCGACCTCGACCTCGACATCATGCAGGAGGGCTTTGACCTCACGGATATCGAAGCTGACGAAGCACCCGGCCTCATCATGACCAACCACGCTGGGAAGCGACGTTACGCGGCGCTGCTCCAGGCCGACAAACGCTACCCATCCGGCGGAGAGATCACACTCGACGGTGGGTATCGGGCGCTCGAGTTCAATGGCGTTCCGCTGGTCGCCGACAAGGATGCTTCGCTCACGCAGAACGCTGGCGTTCTCAAACGTTTCTACTTCCTGACGACCTCCACCCTCAAGTTCCTCGTGATGAGTGACTGGCAGTGGATGGACGAAGACGGCGCCATGCTTTCGCGTGTTGCCGGTAAGGACGAGTACGAGGCGACGATGTACAGCTACCAGCAGCTCGCCTGCGATCGTCCGAACGCCAACACTCTGCTCGACAATATCAAAGAGACGGCGTAGCCCGTCTTCCCGGTGTACTCATGGCGGGGAGGGGTTCGCCTCTCCCCGCTGCTTCTTTTTTCATTAGAAGGAACGCCAGCATGGCAATCCAAGCAAAGAACATGACGAAGTCGGCCAGGGGTCGGCAGCTGCAACTCTACTGGGACGTCTCCGAGAGCGACACAGGCGACGCTGCGTATTTCTCGCATCCGACGAACGCCATCCGAATTCAGTCGGTCCACCAGATTTATTCCATCGCGACGGACGGTGACGCGTTCGCCAGCGACTCGATTCTGGTTGGGATTCCGTCCGACACCAACAAGTACGTTTCTACGGAACCGGCAGTGAATCAGACGGCTGGTACGGTTTCGGTGGAGACGCTCCTGTCGACTGACGAAGTTGCCGCCGGCGAAACGCTCGTCATTACGAAGGCTGCGACGACTGAGACGAACACCGGCGCGGTGGTCATCAGCGTCAGCTACGAACTCATCGATTCGAAATCCACATGATTGCCGCAGAATCCCGACAGAGGCGAGTCTCGTTGACCGCCTGCCGGAGACAACGTCTCGCCACAAACGGACGGCGTGCTTCAGACTCGTTTCTTCGGGACCTCAGACGATTCGACGGCGGGCTTCACCTCTACTGGAATGAAGCGCTCCATATCTGGACGCTCTACCGCGTAGCCCGTCGAGGAATCACCCCGAGCGAAGACTTCCTCATAAAGGAGCTCGACCTGCCCTACGGCTGCGAGCTTGGCCCCTGGCTCATTGAGGAGCTCCGCCTAAGGGACAAAACCAAGGGTGGGTCGGTCGACCCGGAGCGTGGCTCCTACGAGTACATGCAGGGGCTACGCGACTCGGAGATCGACTATCACAATAAGGAGCAGGCCAAGAGTGACGAGCAGATCGATGAGATCAGCTCTGACATGGAGAATATCGCCGGCACTGGCCGTATCACCTACGACCTTGGCGATAAGACGAGAAAGGCCCCCAAGAATTCTTCGAGGATGTAGCCATGGAGATGTACGTCAAAGTCATAAAGACTGGAGTCGGGGACACCGCCTGGGATGTCGGCGACGTTATTTCTGTGAAGCCAGATGGTTACGACTGGGGTGCCAAAGAGATCAGCCATCCCAGCACTCTCATCGTGAGCTTCGTTGGTGACCCCGATCGCGTCGGAGAGCTCCTGTCCGAAGTGAAGTCTCAGAGCACTGGCTACATGACCAGACGCCGGAACTTCAGGTATGACCCGTCAACCCAGGAATTCGTCAACAAGGACAACCTGGTCCGGACACATCGTAGGAACGTCAGGAAGTTGAAGAGATAGATGGCTGGCCCACAAACTAGCTCAATCAAGTCTTCAGGTGGCGACTACACCACGATCGTTAGCTGGGAGGCTACCGAAGACAGGAACCTCGTCTCTCTCACGGAAACTGAAACTGCGACCTGTGACAACCTCGAGTTTTCAAATGCCCCCATAGACATTACGGGGTGGAGCTGCAACAGCACGTACTTTGTAACGCTGAAGACCGCCGACGCGCACGCCAGTGGCGGAGCGTATCTCACGAATGCGGCTCGGATGACGAACAGTACCAACGCTCACATCTTTATCATCCGGGAAGACTTTACTGTCATCGACGGCATGACCTTACGAACGACTGGCACCAGCAACAGGTCGGTTCTTGACATTCCGGTCGGTGGCAATGGAAGCACTATCCGCAACTGTATCCTGATAAACGAGTCGACAGGGTCTGCCGAGAGCGTCCGCTGCACCAGCGGAGGTGGCTCCGTCGAATACATAAACTGCACGATGGTCTCGACTGGTGGGCGGTGCGTTCTCGGCTCCACCGGCACGGTCGATTTCTACAGCTGCAGCATGAGTTCCGGGCATGACGGGGTATACCTGAATAGCTCCGGCACACTAAATCTCAAGAATTGCTACGTCAGTTCCACCTCGCAGACGGCATACCTCGCCGATAGCGGGACGATAAACCTGACGACCTGTGCGTCTGACGACCTCACTGGATCGGTTGGCCTGACAAGCATCGCTCTCAACACGACCAACTTTACCAACGTGACGGCCGGCACCGAGGACTTTCGGTTGAAGACCGGCAGTGCGCTGCTTGACGTTGGCACTGACCTGGACACTGACATTGGCGATTCGCTCGACATGGAAGGGGTCACCCGCCCGGAAGGCTCGGCGTGGGACATTGGGCCATACGAACTCATCGTGGTGGCTGGCGCAGCCCCGCGTAGGCGTCTACTCCTTGGAGTCGGAAGATAATGGCTGACAATGTTGTAGCTAATCTCGGGACTGGCGGAGCCGTCTTTGCTACTGACGAGATCGGTACGCCACCAGGTGTCCACTATCCGATCAACAAGATCGCGTTTGGAGGGTTAGGGACCGTCACGCCAGTAGAGGCGGCGACCCCATTCCCGATCGACCTCTATGCTGGTGCAGTGGCCCTTGCCGCCACAGGCACCTCGCTCAACGTCAACCTGACCAATTCGCCGGCGGTCACCGTGACGTCCGGGACGATCACGGCAGTCACGGATATCACGAATTCTGTTGCCGTCACCAATGCCGCGCTGACGAGCCTGGATACGACAATCGCGGCTGGCGCTCTCACCGTAAACCACCCCGCGCTGACGGAGCTCGCTGCAGCGATCACTGGCAGCAAGGTGGACGTCAATCTGGTCTCGTCTGGTTTCGACGTGCCGGTGCACCTGGTGGACACATTAGGCAGCAGCCTGCAGGCTACGTCTGGCGACCTCCATGTCCGCATCATTGGGGGCACCTCGAATGGTGGCATCGGAGACTCTCTGGGGTCGATGCATGTCAACGTCACGAACACCCCGGCGGTGACCCTGGCCTCGACGACAGTCACTGGTAATGTTGACGTAAACCTCCAGTCGGGCGCTGGTGTCGATATCACAGAGACTGCTGGCGCCTTGGATGTCAATATCGCCTCCGGCTCGAGTTCTGGTACTGAGTTCGCAGAAGACGCGACCCACGTAACTGGGGCTATGGGGACTCTTGGGCTGGCTGTCCGTGTCGACGCTGGCACACCACTTGCCACGGACCTCTCATACATCCCTCTCATGGTCAACTCCTCTGGCGCGCTCTACGTCACCGGTGGAGGCGGTGGGGTGGAGTACACGGAAGGGGACATCGACACGACCATCACCGGGTCAGCGATCATGTGGGAGGACGCGGCCAACACCCTCGAGCCCGTGTCGGCTGCAAGCCCTCTGCCGGTTCACATTCAGTCTGGCTCTTCTTCGGGCACGGAGTTCAACGAGGATACGGCGCACACTACCGGTGATGCCGGTGTTATGTCCCTGGCTGTCCGAAATGACGCAGGGACAACGCTTGCGGGGACGGATGGAGATTACGCTCCGTTCTCGGTCAATGCCAATGGCGCGCTCTACGTCACTGGTGCCGGTGGTGGCACTCAGTACGTTGAGGATACGGCACACACGACAGGCGATACCGGGACCATGGCGTTGTCGGTCCGAAATGACGCTGGCACAACCCTGGCCGGAGCTGACGGAGACTACGCTCCTCTTTCAGTGAACGCCTCTGGCGCTCTTTACGTCACCGGCGGTGGTGGTGGAACAGAGTACGTTGCTGACGCCGTGGCACCAGCGACCCCCACAGGGTCTGCCTTTGTCATGGAACGTGATGACGCTCTCACCGCGGTAACTCCCATTGAGGGTGACTGGATCCATCCGCGCGGGAATGCCAACGGCGCGCTCTGGACTGCTATTGACGGCACGGTAACCGTTGCCGGGACCGTTACGGCGAATGCGGGGACAGGAACGCAAGCTGTGTCGCTCTCATCGCTACCGACGCTAGCGGCTGGCACAAACAATATTGGCGATGTCGGCGTCCTAACTCTTCCGGCGATTACTGGGACAGTTACGGCAAACGCCGGCACTGGGACTATGGCGGTTTCTAACGCTGGCCTGACAGAGCTTGCCGCAGCGATCAACGTCAGTAGCCAGATGGACGTGAACATTGCCGCGTCTGGAGCGACGGTCCCGGTTTCTGGCACTGTCACTGCGAATGCTGGCACAGGAACGATGGCTGTGTCGCTCGCTTCATTGCCAACGCTCGCTGCAGGCACGAACAATATCGGCGACGTCGGCGTCCTAACTCTTCCGGCGATTACTGGGACAGTTACGGCAAACGCCGGCACTGGGACTATGGCGGTTTCTAACGCTGGCCTGACAGAGCTTGCCGCAGCGATCAACGTCAGT